TTCTAATGTAGTTTTAGATTTTGCTGAAAGCCAACTTCATCAGCAGATAAAAAAAGGAAACACTGCAGCAACTATATTCTTATTAAAGACCATTGGTAAAAAAAGAGGATATATAGAGAGGCAAGAGGTGGATCATAATGGAGGCATAAATTCAACTTTAATAGAATGGAAACCAGCGGAACTCAAAGAGTAGAGCAGTTCCTGAACCGCCAGTTCTATGATCTACTACATTCTAACAAGAGATTTCGTATACATAGGGGGGGTAGTCGCTCTGGAAAGAGCTGGGCGTGCTGCCAGTTCATCGCTTATTTATTACAGAGTACAACCGAGCCTTTGCTGATTGATATCGTTAGAAAGACACTACCAGCCCTTAGAGGATCTATAATGAGGGATATGATCCAGATACTACAGGAGACCAATATCTACTATCAGGGGATCCATAACAAGTCTGAGAATACTTTCACTTATAACGGATCTGTTATATCTTTCATCTCAGTAGATGACTCTCAAAAGATTAGAGGTAGGCGTAGAGATATCGCACTACTGGAGGAGGCGAATGAGCTCACAAGGGAGGACTTTCGCCAGATCAATATGAGGACTATTAAGTTCATGATGTTCACATTCAATCCCTCAGATCCAGTACACTGGTTACAGGATGAGCGAGATCCAGAGCATACTGATGAATGGGTGACTACCTATAAAGACAATAAGTTTCTAAGTCCAGATATAGTCGCTCAGATAGAGCGACTGAAGGATAGGGATCCAGATTTTTGGAAGGTATTTGGACTGGGAGAGTGGGCGAAGCTATCAAAACGCCAGATATTTACGAACTGGGAGTTCATAGACTACAAGGATTTCCCAGAGACTGATGAGGTCTATCTGGGCATTGACTGGGGATATTCATCAGATCCTACAGCGATTTGTGAGGTAAGAAAGCATCAGGATAAGATCTATGTGAAGGAGATCTGTTATCGTACTGGGATGACTAACTTCGATATCAATCAATTCATAGAGGCGCAAGGATATAAGGATACGATGTGCATCTACGACTCAGCAGAGCCTAAGTCTGGAGAGGAGCTTAGAAGGCTATCTAAGGGAGTCAATATATTCAAGCCATCAGTAAAGGGTCAAGGATCTATTAACGCTGGGATAAGCCTGATGAAAGAGTTTGATATCTTTGTAGACAAAGGATCAGAGAACATTAGAAAGGAGTATGAAACTTACTGGTGGGATGCTCTAAAGGATGGCACAATAATCAACAAGCCATTGGATCGAAATAATCACTTGATGGACAGTTTGAGATATTGTATCTACACTATCTGGAGTAAGAGGGCGGATTTCTTTGTTATATAAATTAGTACTTTTGTAGTAAAAATATTTTTTGATGGCTTCAATATTCGATAGATTCCAAAATGCAATTAGGAAAAGCAGCCAAAAAACTAATGAGGCATTCAATAAGTTAGTATATAATCATCTTGGAAATAACCTTATAACCTCAGCAGAGGGGGATAATACCTACATTGATAAGGGATACAGATTTAATTCAACTATCTATTCGATAGTTAATCTGATCACTAAGTCAGCTTCTACAGTTCCCTTCCAGATTTATGAGGTAAAAAACGAGAATGATTTAAAAAGGTATAAGGCTTTCACATCAGGAACAGTATCGGATTCATCTTTATTCAACTCAAGAATACTACAAAAGAAAGCATTCGTAGAGGTTCAGGATACAGAGCTCCATCAGATTCTATCGAGACCTAATCCAGCACAATCTTATAATAGCTGGATCCAAGAGCTTATCGCCTTTGGTCAACTTACAGGCAATAGATATATCTATGGGATCGCTCCTAAAAATGGCGATCTAGCTGGTAAGTTCCTTGAGCTTTATATAATGCCCTCACAGGCTATGGAGATTCACTCAGGGGGTCTAATGGAACCAGTGAAAGAATATACTCTGGAGTATAACGGAACCCACAAAGTGCCAGCCGAGCAGATATGCCATATAAAGAACTTCAATCCTTACCATGATGGGACAGGATCACATTTGTATGGAATGAGTCCACTTCGAGCTGGTCTTAGATCTATGGATGCCAATAATGAGGCTTTGACTACTGGCGTAAAGTATCTACAAAATCAAACAGCCAGAGGAATGCTGATCGCTGATGAGGGGGATATTACAGAGAATCAAGCTAAGACTCTCAAGAGTAAATTCAGACAAACATATCAAGGATCAAACAATGCTGGCGATTTAATTATCACGCCAAAGAAACTAAGCTGGGTTAACTTCGGACTCAACGCATCAGACCTATCTTTGATTGAGCAGTATAATGCATCTATCAAGGATTTATGTAATGTTTACAATGTACCAGTGCAGCTATTAAATAACACTGACAGCACGACTTATAATAATATGAAAGAGGCTAAGAAAGCCTTGTATCAAAATGCTGTTATTCCTGAGCTGGTAAAGATTAGAGAAGAGCTCAATAGATGGCTCACTCCACGCTTCGGAGAGAAGCTGTATATCGATTTTGATTTCTCTGTAATCCCAGAGCTCCAAGAGGAGACCAATCAAGTGGTAGATCAAATGACAAAGAGCTGGTGGCTAACTCCTAACGAGAAGCGAACAGCGATGAACTACGCAATAGACGAACAAGATGAAAGACTTAATAGTTATTACGTGCCTGCTAATCTGCTCCCTCTCAGCGTACCTAGTGGGGAGGACTTTGCTGATAAGCTATTTAATAGTAAGATAGAGGAGAAACATCAGGTTCTAGGATTGAGAAATGTATATTCTACAATCAGAGAAGCTAGAGATAGATCTATAGAAATGGGAGCCAGAGAGGCTTCTTATCACGAACATCTACATGAAGGGAATACAGTATATATGCCTTTCTCCTCTCATGAGGAGTATGAGGCAGCTCTAGAGAATAGACTATCGGAGTTCTATGAGAGTCAAATGGAAACGGATGGATATGGGTATGATCAGGACTACAATAGCGATGATGATGATAATGGCTACATGGAAAAGAATCCCAAGATCTCAGGCTCTATGGAGACTGCTTTGAGAAACAAAGTCAAAGATCATAATGATGAGTATGGCGATTCTCCATCAAAAAGAGCTACCTATGGAATGCTCGCTGAATCATTCAGGAGAGGAGTAGGAGCATTTAGAACCAATCCAGAATCAGTACGCCCTAGCGTTTCTAGTGAGGATCAGTGGGGATTGGCTAGAGTCAATGGATTGTTATATGCATTAAGAACAGGAAAATTCAAGAATAAGCCTTATGATACAGATCTACTTCCAGAGGCGCATCCGCTCTCTAGTAAGAAGAGTAAGGAGGAACTATATAGAAAGTATCCTCAAGGTGCTACCAATAACGCCAAGAGAGTATTAGAATGGGATAAGGAGTACGATCTGAGAGACAAGATGGGGACTCCTAAAGGATGGGCGAGAGCAGAGCAACTAGCAGCTAGGAGACCACTTACCCAGTCTGATGTAAATGCTATATATAGCTTTTTGAAAAGACACGAAAAGAATGCTGAGATAGCGGAAGAGTTCAGAGGTACTCCCTACAAGGATAAGGGATATGTAATGTATAACGCTTGGGGAGGCAGAGCTATGTTATCTTATGTTGAGAGAAATAGATCAGCCAATCAAGATGAATAGAGACTTATGGAGAGTATCTTTTGGGAACTTGCTTCAAAAGCAAGAGAGAAGGATCGCCTCTAAGTTTAGATCCTACCTAAAAGAAGAGTATAACAAGGCTATAGATCAAGCGATAGAGAGACAGAGTATGCAATCTCTGGATCCTTTGTTCAAAGAAAACGATCTCAAGAATCTATATATAGATCTCTACAGGACTATCGGAACAAGATTCGCTCTCTGGTATGAGGAGGCGTATAAGAATATGATCCAGAAAAATGGAAACAGGGATACATGGTCTGAGACTTTTGCAGCCGTAGGAGAGAGAGAAGCTGGAAGGAAAATCAAGATAGTTCAGGGGACAGCTAAGGATGAGATAAGAAGAGTACTGGGTAGCCTATTCAAAGATCCAGATTTCAGATCTCAGGGATCTGTAGTTCAGGGAAGGATCCTTAGAAATCAATACAATAAAATAAGCCAGTATCAAGCAGAGCGGATAGTGAGAACAGAGGCTACTAATGCAGCCAATCAGGGGGTACTAAAAGGAGCTACTGATTTCTTTGGCGCAAACGCTTTGGAGAAAGAGTGGATTGCTTCACTAGATGAGAGAACCAGAGGATCTCATAGATCTGTAGATGGACAGAAAGTTCCTTATAATGAGCCTTTCAAGGTTCCTTCAAAGTTTGGCGTAGATCTTATGATGCATCCAGCAGATCCAAATGGTAGCGCAGCCAATGTAATTAACTGTAGATGTTCTATGGCTCTGATACCTAAAGAGGATGCGATGCTTCAAGAGGGAGTGGAGCTTCAAGGCTTTGGAGGAGGATTAGCAGCTCAGGCTACAGAGATAGTAGGAAATGAATTGGTAGCAGCTGCGAAGCCAGCTAAGGAGGTGGTAGAGGAGGTATCTGTCAATATAGACAAGATGAAAGAGGCGGAAGTTCTTGATTTTATAAAAGATAGATTTGAGAGTAATAATATTAATATAGGTAATATTACAAAAGGAAGTCAAAGCGTTAAAAGATTAAAAGCTCAAGCGAAACAAATAGACTCTTTACTAAAAGAATATGATGTTTCTCATTCATATAATCAGATATCGAAAGTAGATATAGAATTTAAAACAGAGGGGAGGAAATTGGGCTTTGTGACTAGAGCAAGATTAGATGAATATACTAGATCTGGAGAAAGACCTGAGGGGTATTTGAAATCCATAAACTTAGGCAATAAAAAATCTGGAACTATAAGAGAAGGATATAGATTTGAGGATTACAATTCTAAAGAATACAAATTTGATAGATGGAGTTCTTTTGTGGATAAGGAAAATGAAGATATAGCTGTTTTAACTCATGAGTTTGCTCATATATTGACAAATTCAAAGTTTGATATGCATCATGATTTTTGGAAAGAGTTTAGAGAAATAAAAACAGAGTATTTCACAAAATTAAGATCCTATCAATATGATGAATGGACTCAAATAGATTTAGGAGGAGGTAGAATGGCTGTCACAAAGTTTAAAAATGTTAGGAAATATGATGAGACTGCTTTAGGTAAGTATGCTCATACTAATGATGATGAAATACTAGCTGAGGCATTTAGGGAGTACAAACTATCCAGCAATCCTAGAGAGTACGCTGTAAAGTTTGGAAATCTTATAGATAAATATTTTAAACTATGAGTACAGTAAAAGATCTGATTTGTTTTAATTGCAAACATAAAAATGATTATTCTACAGGATGTAAGGCGTTCAAAAACGGAATACCTGATGAGATAATTCTATCCAATTTACATGATAAGCCTCTGCCTAATCAGGGGAATGATTTAGTGTTTGAAAAGCTCGATCTATCGGATCTATAAATTATTAATATCTTTGTAGTATGAAAAAAATTCTATTCAAACAGTCTCCTATGGGAGAGCTAATAGATGCCGATGAAAAGAGCGGAGTCGTTAAAGGTTATGCTAGCATATTTAACAATATTGACAGTGATAACGATATCATCCGTAATGGCGCATATAAGAAAACTATTAGCGAAACAGGATCCAGAGTAAAGTATCTATATCAGCACGATATGGAGAAGCCCATCGGAAAGATGAGAATGCTCCAAGAGGATGAGAAGGGCTTAATGTTTGAAGCGGAAATCGCAAAGACTACTCTAGGAAAAGATGTGATGGAGCTGATTAAGGCTGGTATCATAACAGAGAACTCAGTGGGTATTATGCCAGTCAACAAGCAAATGAACGCTGAAGGTCAACGTGAGATCTATGAAGTGCGTTTATTTGAAGTATCAGCTGTCACTCTAGCAGCTAATGATGAAGCGAAAATCTTAGACTATAAGGGGAACTATGATCCTACAAAAGTCTTGGATCGCTTTGATAGAATGGCGAAACTTGTTCGTAAGGGGAATATCTCTGATGAGCTTGGCTTCGCTTTAGAATCCGAAATATACAAGCTCAAATC